GAAAGAGGATTGATTATTCAATATGGTGTAGGTGGCGTACCAGAAACGAGTGGGTATCTTGGCGGGTCAAATAATAGAGGAGGCGAAACAGCAGCTGCAAATGGATTTCTTTTAAACAGAGTTTCTATTGCCACTAATAAAGTAACAATTCTTGCGACTATTTGTTCCTTTGGCTCTAATATTTGGGTTGGTTCAAGTATATTGGCAGAGCAAGCAAATGATACTGGCACTTTTTCAGCTTGCGAAAAAACTTTAGCTGGCACATTAAATATGATTCGCATCACTACTGTCGGGGGTGTAAATACCTTTGACTTTGGTAATATAAATATCATGTACGAAGGATAATCATGTCAATACTTGTTTTAACTTCTGACACGCTATCAAGTCCTGCCGCCGCAGGGCAGATTGAATATACAAGCCCCATCTTTGCGGCTACACCTATCGGCACACAGCGAGGCATTGTTCCGACTCAGCAGTATTACAGGCTTGATTCTGCTGTTGTAGGGTCTAACGTAGCCACAGCACAAAGCATATTTAATGTTGGCTGTACGTTGTCTGCAAGCACTGTGTATGAGTTTGAAATTTTTGCTATTTTTAGCAAATCAGCGGGAACTACATCGCATAGTTTTCAACTTGGATTTGGTGGTACTGCAACAATAAATAACATTGGATATACTGGTCTTGTGGTGGCTAACGGTGGAACAATACCCGGACAAAATACAACAACTTCGTTTGGTTTTGTTTCAAATACAACAACAGCAACAACATCTATTAATGCTTTAACTTCTGCCGCTACGTTTAACTCACATGTAATTAAAGGCACAGTATCAATAAATGCTGGCGGCACATTCATTCCTCAGTACACGCTATCAGCCGCACCTGGTGGGGCTTACTCAACAGCCGCTGGCAGCTACATCCGAATCAATCCGCTTTCCGCATCTGGCGCAGCGACTAACGTGGGGACATGGGCATGACAACAATTATTGATGGTTCAGCGGGTATCACTTACCCAGTAGTCGCAGGGTCATCGTCTGCGGTGCAAGCGTCTGCGGGTAAAGTGTTGCAAGTTGTAACCGCAAACAAAACCGATACGTTTTCAACTGCAAGCACTAGTTTTACTGACATTACTAGTTTATCTGTTTCCATTACACCATCATCTGCATCTAACAAGATTTTGATTATGGCGTATATATCTGCTCAAGGAACTCCGGCTGCAACTGTAACCCATCATAGACTTGTTAGAGGGTCTACTGCTATTGCAGTTGGCGACGCTGCTAGTTCTAGAACACAAGCAAGTGCAGGTTTATATTCTAGTGTTAGTGATGTTACGCAACAAGCAACAATTGTTTTTTTAGACAGCCCAGCCACAACTTCATCTACAACATATAAATGTCAAATGCGAGTAAATACCAGTACAGGTTATGTAAATAGAACATCAAGCGATACAGATAACACTAATAACGCTCGAACAATATCAACAATCACAGTCATGGAGATAGCAGCATGAATCACGATGCAATATATGCTCTTTATCCTCAAACCGTCACAGTTGATGACGGTGATGGCGCAAGAGATGCCCAAGGCAATCAAGTCGAGATTGACATGGATGCTGTCAATGCTTGGGTTGACCCTGACGCATATAAATCCAAACGTGCGGCTGAATATCCTCCAATGACTGACTACCTTGATGGTGTAGTCAAAGGCGACCAAGCGCAGATTGATGCGTACATTGCCGCTTGTCTTGCGGTAAAGGCTAAGTATCCAAAGGCATGACATGACACACAGAATCGTAGTAAACGTAGAAACAGGCGTAGTCACTCAAGTTGAGTACACCGCTGAAGAACAAGCAGTGCATGATGCGGCAGTAGCTGCACAAGCACTTGCAGAAGTCGTAGTAGTAACACCAACTGAGCCAGTAGCATGAGTTTAGAGACAGACTTCTACGCGCACCAAGCATCTTGCGATGAACGTTACAAGAATATCGAAGAGAAACTAGAGGCTGGAAAGCAGCGCATGACGCGCATAGAGTATCTGCTCTACGTCGTGATCGGCGCAGTGTTGCTCGGCCCTGGCTTTGCTGCTCAAATGTTTACGAAGCTGCTGGGAATGTAAAGCAATGTGGACCCCATATCCTTGTGCTTATTGGCCGCTGGTATCTGTAAGCAGATTCAGGCAGGGTGCGATTTGTACCGTGAGTGCAAAACTCAGTTTGTTGAAATAAAGAAAACAGGTGAAGAGGCTATTGCAATTGGCAAAGAGGCATATGGGTTTTGGAAGCAGTTATTGCAATTCTTTGGTGGCAAGCCAAAGCCGCAACAGCAACAAGCAAGCCAGGTAGCAGCGAAGAAGAAGAGAGAGAAGTTTGTTGAGGTAGACGAAGAGGAAATACTGAATGACGTTGTAGATCAGCTCATTCAGTTTTTCCATCTTCAGCAGCAGCTGGCTGACCATATCCGCGAAAGTGAGGAGAAGTCCAGAACAGTCTACGATCCTAACGCTAACCTGTTTGAAGCGGCCATCAAGCGCGTGAGGGCGGCTGACCAGATGCAAGTCATGGTCAATGACATAAGGATGGCGATGACCTGGAACGCCCCTAAAGAACTAGGTGCGCTGTACTCCAAGGTCATGGAGATGCGTGAGATTGTTGGTGCAGAGCAGGAGGCCGCAAGGCTGGCGCAGGAGTCCAAGGCTAAGAGGATGCTATGGCAACGTCAGCAAAGAGAGGCAAGTCAACGGTTAAAACTGGGAGTAAGCGTCCTGACCCTTATTCTTATCCTATACCTGTGGAGCCTGCTTTTCGTCCTGACGAAACAGAGGATCACATGATGGGAGCAGTAGGCTGGATCGTTTCGGTGGTTCTCGTTGCCTTGATGCTGCCACTATTGGCATTTATGCTGCTGGACACCTTAGAGCAAAAACAAGAGGTGAGACAGCAGCTGGAAAAAATGGAAAAATTACGCCGTGAGATTGAGCAAAAGGAAAGGAAAAACAAATGACTAAGCAGCTTGAAAAGAATTCGACTTACAACCAATTTGATTCAGACGGTGACGGCGTTGTCACTGACTCTGAACTGGCTCGGTCTGAGCGAATTTTAATGATCGACAATTTGGACAAAATGCAAGATCAGCAGCGCGTTATGGCGTGGGCTGCTTTGGTTGCGCCTCCTTTCATCATTGCGTACATGGCATCCGAACTTGTGACGCTGGAGAAGGTCAACGCTTTGAACGGTCTGGCGACTACCTACTGCGCCGCCATGGGTACGATTGTGGTGGCTTTTATGGCGGCACAGGCGTATATCCGAGGCAAGGCTGAAGGATGAGTATCTTCAACCCTTGGGTGATCCTCGGCTTTGTATTGGCGATGTTATCTGCCGCTGCCGGTGGATACTCCAAGGGCAAGCATGATGAGAATGTGCGCCAGCAAGTTGAGATTGCCGCATTGAACGCCAAGGCCAGGGAGACTGAGAAGGCTATGGCAGCGATGGCGCAGAGTTACGGTGACACATTACGAAAGGCGAATAATGTTGCAAAGGTTAAAGAGACAAAGCTGCGTGCTGATATTGCTAGTGGTGAACGCAAGCTGTTCATTCCTGTCAAAGCCGCCGAGTGCGCCGTATCAGCCGCCACAGATACCGCCACTGCCGGTGGATATCACAGCGGAACAGCATCAGCCGAACTTGACCGAAAGACTGCTGATGATCTTGTCGCCATCGCCGCCGAAGGAGATGCCGCCATCCGAAAACTCAACGCCTGCATTGAAACCTACGAAACCATGAGGACTGCAAAATGAACTTATCCAAGAACTTCACCTTGAATGAACTAACCAAGTCTGAGACTGCTATACGCATGGACATTGACAATACGCCAAATCAAGAACAAATAGAGTCATTGCGTTTGCTTTGCGAGAACATCCTACAGCCAGTGCGTGATCACTTTGGCAAGCCAGTGAAGATTTCATCTGGGTTCAGATGTAGTGCTTTGAACCAGGCGGCGGGTGGATCGGCCACTTCAGACCATTGCAAGGGTCAAGCCTGCGATTTTGAGATTGATGGCGTACCAAATCCTGAGTTGGCAGCGTGGATTGAAAGTAATCTCAAGTACACGCAATTGATCTTGGAATTTTATATCCCAGGCGGTGATCCAAATGCGGGGTGGGTGCATTGCTCATATTCACCATCAAACCTTAAGGCACAGTCACTCACCGCCACCAAGGTTGCCGGTAAGACTACCTACTTGAACGGCTTGGTGGCTTAATCCATGGCAACAAACCTCTATCAGCAGATCACGACACCAGCGCCACCGAACATTGGCTCGCCTGGTGCGTCATACGATGAGAGGTTTCAGTCTCAGTCATTCGGTGCGCTTAATCGGTACTTCAGCAGCCTGACGGCGCTGTTTGCTGCGCTATTCGGGCCGCGTGGTGGCAAGTGGATCAACAGCCCCTATGGCGCGTTTCAGGATGGCACAGATCAGGTTC